CGGCAGTTGGCCGCCCAAAACCCGCGGAACTGGCCACACCTGCGGTCAGGTAAGCGGATTGATACCCAGAAACGCGCTAGCGTCATCGGAAGCAGAAGGTCCCGCACTGACGCCATCAATTCGACAGACTGCTCTAGAGCGGAATCCTCTTCAGCGCGAGCCGTGCCGCGGATTCTCAACGCAGTATGGCAGGTAGCGGTAACGACCTGCCCTGTGTCACAATCTGGCTGTGGTTGCATATGACCTGCGGGAGGGCTCCCATTCTGCGAATACTGTTTGCCGCGCTGGTTGCTTTTGCAGTTCTGACGCCCGCTTCGGCGTCGCCCCCCTCGTCTGGAATGCGTCGACGACCCACTATCCGTTACTTCATCGCCACTGCGTATTCGGTGGAGGGCACGGGCGCTTCCGGTAAGTGGTCGCATCCAGGCACTGTGGCCGCCGACCGAAAGGTATTGCCGCTAAACAGCCGCATCCGCGTTTATGGCGCTGGCCGGTATTCCGGCGACTATACCGTGGAAGACACTGGTGGGAAGGTGGACGGCCACCACATCGACGTCTACATGCCCAGCCATGCAGAAGCTAAAAAGTTCGGCCATCAGCGGGTGAAGGTGGTCGTACTGAAGTACGGCGACGATGAGGCAAGTCCACCCGATCTGGAGCAAAAGGCTGAGGCGAAGGCCGTAAACCGAAAGGTGCGCGCAAAAGCGAAAACGGCGCCGACAAAATGATTGCGGCAGTCCAAGCGATTCAGTACTCGCCGCTGAAAATTAGTCGGCCCCGTCCGTTGATCCCCGGATCCGTTTCCGAGGTCTCCCCTCAGGTTCGCATCCAGGGCGGCATCAGTGCCATTCTAAGTCCGACATCGCCGTACCGGAGCCGGGATTACTCCCCATAAACGCGCTTGCGACCGTTCATCGGTTCCATATGGGACGTATCGTCGTTCCGGACAATTGGCCAAGTTCGCCGCGGAGACCGGCGTGGTCGCGAACGGCGATCACCAGCGCGAATCCACGTCTCACAGGCGATGCCCGGACGCTGTTTACTGGCGCGCTCGGACGGGGGCGGCTGCCGGCAACTCCGCTAGCGTCACGCGCAAAAAAGGGGCGGTCAGGGGCGGCTGGGCGCGCCCGGGCGGCGGTTGGACCAACCAGCCAACCGGGAGCCAGACGGTGCGACGCGGGGCACCCGGGCGCGAACGGGTGGCCGATTCCGGCGTAAGCCTGGCCCTGTAGGTCGTGGAGACAGACGGTTCCGCAGCCCCAACTTTGTCTGTTGACGAATGATTTAGAGAACTGATAGCTCTGAAGATGAAGGTCGGGATACGTCCCTATGGCAGAGATAGGCCGCACCCAATCCGACGTGCAGTTCGCCCAGATCGCGGCTGGCCCGATCCGTGTGGATTCCCAGGTGGGCATGATAGCCAACGAGCAAACCGGTGGGGTGCGGAGGATCCTGCGCCCTTGCTCAACCCCTGGCTGTCCCGAACTCACTTCCGGCGGACCTTGCGAACAACACCGGCGCGCGCGGCAGCGTGAACATGACGAACGTCGTGGCTCCAGCCGTGACCGCGGATACGATGCGGACCATCGCCGACTGCGGATTCTCTGCTTCCAGCGCGATGGGTGGCGCTGTGTCGATTGCGGATGGGAGCCGACCATCGTCGCTGACTTCCGCCAGTACGGTCTCGGCGAACCACCCACAGATAGAGTGCTCGCCGAGCTTCGCGACAGACACAACCGCCGCGAACGTCACCTACATGCGGACCACCAAGTACCCATCGAGGACCGGCCGGACTTGCGACTCGATCTCGACAACCTGCGGACGCGATGCGATGGCTGTCATCGGGCGAAGACGGTGCGGGAGACCAGAGGGACCGGTGGGCCGGTCAAATCTCTATGTCCTTTAGAATCAACACCACTGGGCACCATCGCACAAAAAGGCGCAGGTTTTGAGGTTTTTCGTGCGTGACGAAGAGACAAGCGCCGTCCGAACCCCGCAGTTTGGGGTGAGTGAGGCGCGCTTTGATGGCCGCGGAGTGACCATGCTGCTGATTGACCAAAAGGGGTCTCGGGTGCGTCCTGTGTGCCGCCAGCACGCATACGTTGGCAAGGGTTGTCCCAAGTGCCGTGCTGAACGGGAGCGTAGTTCGCGGGCCGCACGGGAGTTTATGTCCGCAGTCTACGAAGCCAAACGTGTGGTCGCTGGGGGCACCCGGTGAAACACGCCTCTTATCTATATAAGAGTACGGGTGACAAAAATGTCACCTCCGGCATGACAAAAATGTCACCCCAGGAGCGAGCCAAAGCGCTGCTTCACGGTAGGCCGATGAACGTGGAGGCGCTTTGGGGTAAGGTTCCGCTTCTCGGTATTGTCGATGACAATCTCAGCCACTTTGCGTTCCGGGTGCTTGCGCTGTTTTCGGTAAAGCCTCTTTCTGGCGACGTGATCGAATTGAGCCACAAAGAGATCGCCGAGGCTATGACGTGTTCTGAGCGTCAGGCAATCCGCGTAGTGGCCGAACTGGAGCGTGCCGAGTACGTCGAAGTTTCCAGGCGGCACAACATCCGCAATTCGTACCGGCTAAATCTTGCCAACACGGGAGCGGTCCCTTCCATCCCGGCTGGAGCCGTCCAGGCGGTGGCTCTCAAGGCGCCAAATGCAGCCGTGAAGTGCGGGCGTTGCCGCAAACCGTGTCGTCGAGTCGGCAACGCTGGTTGGTGCCGATCCTGTGTTGAGACTTCCGAACTTGCGGCGCGGGTAGAATCCGCTCGTGCCGAGCTGGGTCAGGAAGCGACTCCAGAGCAACTGGCGGCGCACCTGAAGAACGCGCGGCTGGCACAGAGGATTCGTCGCATTTTGGAAAAGTCGGAGCGTGCAGCGTGAAAACCGGTGGCCGGAGTGAAAGCAAAAGCGAGGAGCGTCTGATGGCGAAGCGAAAAGCAAACAGCGCGCCGGTGGTGGCGCCGGTGATTTGGCAGAACCGAATCACTCGCTACGGCGAAAAGGCGCCTGACCAATTGCTGGCGAATGACAAGAATTGGCGGACCCATCCGCAGGCTCAACAGGACGCGCTTGAAGGCGCGCTCTGCAAAGTCGGTATCGTCCAAAACGTGGTGGTGAACGAGCGCAGCGGGAAGATGATCGACGGCCACCTTCGCGTCCAGATGGCAATCAGCTCTGGACAGCCTACCGTTCCGATCACATACGTGGACCTTTCGGACGAAGAAGAAGCGCTGATCCTCGCCACAATTGACCCGGTTACTGGGCTTGCCGGGACGGACCAGAAGCTGCTTGATTCCCTCATCACGGACATCCGTCTGAGCGATCTGGGCATGGAATTGGGGATGGGATTGAATGACCTGCTGAATAGCCTTTCGCCCGACCCGGCACTGGCGGCCGCGGAGGGCGAGGACGAGGTGCCGGCGATCCCGGAGAATCCGGTATCGCGACTGGGTGACCTTTGGCTTCTGGGCGGCCACGTCGTATGTCCGCATTGCGGGACGGTGAACGATGCCTGAGTGCCGTTGCAGGAAATGCGGGAAGCAGTTTGATGCGCCGTTGCAGGCAAAGCACCGTTTGCTCTGCGGGGATGCGCGCAACCGCGAAGACGTGGAACGCTTATTCGCTGGCGCCAAGGCCAACGTTGTGATCACATCCCCTCCCTATGCCAGCCAAAGGAAGTATGACGAATCGAGCGACTTCCGGCCGATTCCGCCTGATCAGTACGTGGAGTGGTTCCGGGACGTGGCGATGAACATAGCAGGAGTCCTGGCTCCAGGTGGATCGTTTCTCTTGAATATCAAAGAGCATGCAGACGATGGACAGCGGAGTCTGTACGTAAAGGATTTGACACTGGCCCACGTCCGGCAGTGGGGCTGGCGGTTTGTGGACGAACTCTGCTGGCGGAAAACAGACGAAGGCGTGCCGGGCGGCTGGCCGAACCGGTTCAAGAACGCGTGGGAGCCGGTCTTTCACTTCACCAGGGACGAAACGATTAAGTTCAATCCCGCTGCCGTCAGCCACCTTTCGGACGATTGTTTCGAGTACTCGCCGAACAATCCCAAATCAACCAGCGGCTCGGGATTGCTTGGATCTGGCAAGCGCGGCGGAATGGCGGCCGAACAATCCGCCACGGGTGCAGCCATGCAAAAGACCCGGCAGTCTGACGAGCAAGGGCGATTCGCTGGGTTAGCCCGCCCCTCTAATGTGATCGAAGCCAAATCAGAAAGCGGGCAGGGCTCCCACTCCGCACCGTTCCCTCGCGCCCTCGTGGAATTCTTCGTGAAAGCCTTCTCCGACGTCGGCGACATCATTTTCGACTGCTTCATGGGATCGGGGACCAGCATGGCTGCGGCGCACGTCTTGGGTCGCAGTGGTTACGGCTGCGAGATCTCGCCCGCCTACTGCGATGTCATTGTGCGCAGGATGATCAACCTGGGCGCCGGATCGGTAGTGCTGGAATCCACCGGCCAGTCGTTTGATGAAGTCGCCATCGAGCGCACAGGAGTGCCCGCCTGATGGAACGCGCATGCACCTGCAAGAAGTGCGGCAAGGAGTTCACCGCGCCGGTCCAAGGCCAGCATAGAGTCCTATGCGGCGACTCCACCAGCGCGGAGGCCGTGACGCGGCTGCTGTCGCCAGCGTCGGGCATTCCTCAGCCGTTCCTGATGGTCACCGACCCTCCGTATGGGGTGGAGTATGACCCGGAGTGGCGCGCGGAACACGATGGGGGCGGCCGGCATGCGACCGGCAAGGTTGCAAATGACGACCGGATCGACTGGGCCCCGGCCTATGCGCTATTCCCCGGGCACGTGATGTACGTTTGGCACGCCGGGGTGTATGCCGCCGAGGTAGCGGTCGGGATTCTTGCCACACGCTTCCAGATTCGCGGCCAGATCATCTGGCGCAAGCAGCACTTTGTATTCAGCCGCGGCGCTTATCACTGGCAACACGAGCCCTGCTGGTATGCGGTGCGAAAGGGGCAATCGGCCCATTGGCGGGGCGACCGCACGCAATCAACTGTTTGGGATGTGCCAAACGCAAATCCGCACGGCGGATCCGGGCAAGCGGAGCAGACCGGCCACGGCACCCAGAAGCCCGTCGAGTTGATGCGCCGCCCCATCCTGAACCACACCGTCAAGGGCGAGGCAGTCTACGATGGCTTCCTCGGCAGCGGCAGCACCCTGATAGCGGCCGAACTCACCGAGCGCATCTGCTACGGCCTGGAGATCGACCCCCGCTACGTTGATGTCATCTGCCAAAGGTGGATGGCGATCACCGGGAGACAGGCCACCCTGGAAAGCGACGGGCGCACCTTCGCAGAGATCCAGGCCGCGCGCGTGGTGGTGGCGGTATGACGGACATCGAGCGCTGCGACCAAGAGATCGCCGAAGCTGAGGCGATGCTGCGCGCCGGACACCGTGAGGTGGCTGGGCTTCTCTTGCAGCTGATGGACTGGTCGATCGAGCGACGGCTGTTATCCGGCCGAGGCACTCTCCTCAAACCCGACGGCAAGCGCGGCGAGCGGATGGAGGCGACGTGGGCTTGAGGGGACCTCCTCCGAAACCGACCCGCATGCGCATCCTCGAAGGGAATCGCGGGCGCCGCCCGCTGCCTGCCAACGAGCCGCAGTACCCGCCGGGTGTGCCGGAACGGCCGAGCGGCATGAGCGCGGGCGCGCGGAGAATCTGGGACACGCTGGTAGGCGAGATGGCGGCATCTGGCGTACTGCGCACCGTGGATGCGTTGGCTCTCATGCAGCTCTGCGAGGACCAGGCGATGTTGGACACGCTGCGCAAGGGCATGGCCGAGATGACGCAGGAGATTTCGAAGAAGGCGAAGGAAAAGAAGATGGAACTTCCAGGCGGCCCCCTCATTCAACTGAGCCGCACCATCGAAGGCCGTCGGACGCTGAGCACCATCCGGGAGTTGTCGGCGCAGATCATTGTGCAGCGCCGGGAATTCGGCCTCACGCCCGCTTCCAATGGCCGGGTACAGATGGCGGGGGGGCCTGGTTCAGGCTTTATGGACCCTCTGGAGCAGGCCCTGTGTGGCTGATTACCGGCCCGAGACCTGCGCGTACTGTCAGACCGACACCTGGTGCGAGATCCGCGCCAACGGCAAGCCGCAGTGCCGGGCGTGCAAGGTAGAGCGGTTCTTCGCTGAGATCCTCTATCCGCCGTTGGGCTACCGGCTGCTGGCTTGGCAGCGCAAGGTACTGCGCGACATCTACGGAACGGTGTCACCAGAGGATGGCCGGCGGCGGTATCGTTCCGCCTACATCTCGGTCGGGAAGAAAAACGGCAAATCGTTTTTGATCGGCGGCCTGCCGCTTTATCACCTGCTCATGGAAGACGAGCGCAACCCGGAAGCATACGGCGCCGCGGCGGCCAAGGACCAGGCCGGACTGGTATTCAAGGCGGCGGCGCAATTGGTGGCGGCCAACCCGCATCTCCAGGCTCGACTGAAAGTGCTGCCCTCGACAAAGCGAATCCTGCGGTACGACGGCGGTGGTTTCTATGCCGTCCTCTCAGCGGATGGCGACCTACAAGACGGCATCGAGCCGAGCCTAGCGATCCGGGACGAGGTGCACCGCTGGAAGACGTTACGCGCGGAAACCCTGCGCGACGTTCTCGTCAAGGGGCAGATCTCGCGCGTGGAGCCGCTGGATATCGGCATCACCACGGCCGGCGCGGAATACGAGTCCCAGCTCTGGTGGCGCGAGTATCAGCAGGCTAAAAAGGTCCTCGACGGCTCGCTGCACTCTGACACGTTCTACGCAGCCATCTGGGAGGCTGATGTTAAACGCATCGAGAGCGACCCGGAATACTGGAAGTCCCGAGAGGCGCGGATCGCCGCCAACCCCAGCCATGAGGATCTCGGCGGGTTCCTCAAGGATTCGGCCATCGTGGGCGAGCTGGAAAAGGCGCTGGCCGAGCCTTCCGAGCGATCGAAGTATCTGCGCTACCACCTCAACGTGCCGCTCAAGGCGGCGGAGGATCCGGTGATCGACATGGCGAAATGGCAGCAGTGCGGTGGCGGCGTGGACATGCGCGAATGGCCCGAGTACGACTTCGATCTGCTGATCCGCAAGTGGGGGCTTGTGGACAAGCCGTGCTGGGCTGGCGTAGATGCTTCCTGGACTACGGATCTCACCGCGGTGGTGCTCGTCTTCCCGCCGTTTGAC